ATTGGCAAGATAATACGCCTTACTGCGACTATTACGGAAAAATTTACTATTATAACTTCTTACTGCAACAAAAGGGCGTAACGCCGACAAACATAACGGAGCAGACGGACATCGGAACGGCGTTGCCGAACGCAGATCCGATATTAACGTCGAACGGGTATATATCGACGTTGGAATATAAGCCGTATATTATCCGAAAAGACAGTCGTGAGGTGTTGCAGGTGAATGCGCAGATCGAGAATGTAACTAACCGCAAAAACATGATAATCGGCTCGGCGCTGGCGTCGTGCTGTCCTTTGGTGCGCGGCGCGGACGAGAATTTACAACCGAAAGCCTATGTGTTTGACGAACGGTTAAATAAGTTTATCAACCATGTCGAAGGTAGCATAAACGTTAATCTTGCGGAGCTTACGCCTGCGGACATAACTGCTGCGCCGCCTACGGACGGACAGTTTACTATATCCTTCGTTGCGCCTGTTTCGGGCAAGTCCTGGGCTATTGTTACAAAGCAAACGACGGAAACGGTAGAGGTCGAGGACGAAACGGGGGAAGTAACGGAGCAAGTGCAGGTCAAGGGCGGGGACGTGCTGATCGGTGCAAACGAAGAAGTTACGGCGGGGCAGACGATAACTTTTTACGCGACGAAAAAACATAAAATTTTTGAGAGGTGAAAAAATGGAAGATTTTGAAAAGAGGTTGCTCGAATTGGGGCGGGAATTGAGTATTAACCAGCAGAAAGAGGCGGACGCGGTGAAAGAATACACCGTGCAACTGTCAATGATTATGCAGGTAATAGACGAACTGCCGCCCGGATACGAAGAATGGCGTGAACCTTTGGAAAAGCTTGCGGCGGCAACGGAAGAAAAGATATCCGACGAGCTGAACCACGAAAGAAGCCTGTTGGAAGAATACGTGAATTTGACGGGAATAAAAATAGCGGAGGAATAGAGGATGATATTTTTTAGTAATGCAGAGGGCACGATAAACGCAGTCGTGTCCTCTCCTGTTTACCAGGGAAGCAACTACGCGAACGAGGTAGTTTTCGTCGCGCCGTTCGTGCCTGTAAGCGTTGTTACGGTGTCATTCATAAAACCGAACGGGGAATATACTCCCGCGGCTTTAATGACCGTTAAAGAGCTTACGGGGATAAAGGACGAAAAGGGCAATGCCTTTAATGCTTGGACATATTTGGTGCCCGAAGCATACACGGAATACAGCGGGATATTGACGGCGCAGTTTAAAGTTACGAACGGGAATACCGTGCTTGCAACGGCTTCCTCGTCGTTCAACGTGCAGAAAGGCGTGCCGAACGTAACGCCCGAACCTCCCGAAGACATTTATCAGCAGATACTGTCCGCGCTTTCTGAAATTAAACAGGATATAGCGAACTTGGAAGACGGAACGACCGAAGTCGGAAAGGCGAAAGAGGCGGAGAAAGCCGAGCAGGCGGAATATTATACGACGGCGAGCGGGGATAAAAGCGTTAACACGATTGAAGCCCAGTTTTCAAATAAACTGGACAAACAGACGGGCGTGCCGTCATATCCGCAAGTGTATGCGGTTGAGGGCAATATTCAAAAGTTAATACCTGTCAGCAACGGAAGCACCATAGCGCCGAACGACAGAATTGCGCAGTATACTTCAAGGGGGACATTGTTCACGCAACCGCCCGAAACTGACAGCGACACCACAAATAAGGGGTATGTGGACGGCGAGATAAAGAAGAGCAACGACGAGCAGATGGTGATAAACGAAAGGATTGTCGAAATTCTGGACGGGATAGAGATAGTTAAGGTCAACGACTTAGAGTACAACCTTATGGTCGATGAAACGATAAAAGGCACTATCAACATACCGAAAGACCAGTTTTTGAAGTCTGTCAGTTACGATCCCGAAACGCACGTGCTTACGTTTATATTCCTTACCTCCGACGGAGAAGTCCCGACGCCGATAGATATGTCCTCGCTTGTGGACGTGTATCAGGCGGGAAACGGTTTAACGCTCGCCAACAATACTTTTTCTATAAAGCTCGACCCGAGCAGTAACAATGCATTAACGTTATCCGCGGCGGGGCTTATGCTGGATAACACGCCTTTGGAAAAAGCGGCGGAGGATATAGAAATATTAAACTCGGACATTCCTAAAAGCGCAAAAGAAACAGGGGCGTTTATTTCGGGGGATAATACGTTGGCGGGTGCAAAGGCGGAGGTGAGCGTTGGGAGCAAGAATTTGTTCAATATAGCTGCTATACCAAATGCCAATACTGCAATTGATGACGGCGGCCTTTTGAGTAATGCAATAGTTGTTGAGGGAAATATAATCCGTAATACCGTAAGTCAGTATAACAATTTGTGGGCTATAAATGTTCCAATAAAGGTAAAAAAAGGAAAAGTAACGCTTTCGGCAACAGTTAGAACGCCCGATGAAAACTATAACCAAATTTCCTTTGATTTAAAAGGCTATAATTCCGTAGTGCCGCAAAGTGTATTTTTAGATACTACGGGATCAGAATGGCAAAATATTGCAAGAACGTTTACGGTGCCGCAGGACGGGATTGTATATGTTCATATCCAAAATATAAAAGACGGTACAGGTGCAAACCGTGAAGTTGAATTTTACAATGTACAACTCGAATACGGCGAAACCGCAACCGCATACACACCGTATCTTTCTGAGGGGACGGCGGTGGAAGTGCAGGCGTGCGGAAAGAATTTGTTTGACTTGAATGCAGATAAATATTGGGGCAGCGCTGACATTACGGAAAGAGCAGGTTCTACATTTACTGTTTCGGGACAAGCGGGAACGTGGATTGCAGTAGAATTTATACTTCCAGAGATACAGAATAAAACATTAACGGTAAGCGGTGAATGGATTACGAGCGGTAGTAATGTAGGCGGTTTAAGAGTACAATGGATTACTCAGAACGGGATTGCAGTAGGGGACACAATAGCTGAAACATACATAAGCGGGCAAGCCGCTACGGGAACTGTGCCTAAAAAACCTGATAATGCTAAATATTTAGGATTTTTCGTATATAGTAATACTAACAGAACGGTAACGGGTTCAACTTCTGTAACTTATGAAAACGTACAGCTTGAAATCGGCGAAACCGCAACCTATTACGCTTCATATGAGGGGATGACCTATCCCGCTGCGGTCGGAGAAACAATCGAAGTCGAGCAGTACGACCGCGTAACGAACATCTTCTCAAACACTACGGGCGCGGCGGTAAGTACGCAGTTTTTGCAGTCAACGCGGTATGAACTTGATACAAAACCCGTATCGCTTGCAGGAACCTATGCGGAAAGACCGACGGGAACATATCCCTACGTCGTGCTTTATACCGCGAATGACGCGGGCAGAACGTACAGGCTTGAACGCGATACGGACGGCAGCGTGTCAAGTAACTGGGTGAACATAAGCAGCGCAGGCGATACGGACGGCAGCGTGTCAAGTAACTGGGTGAACATAAGCAGCGCAGGCGGGACGGGCGGAGGATTTACCCCTCGCGGAGAATGGAACTCGACCACAACGTATAACGAGAATGATTTAGTGTCCTTGAACGGTTCGAGTTATGTATGTATTGAAGAAAATACGAACGCAACACCCGCATCTAACCCCGATAAATGGATGGTGAACGCCGAGAAAGGGGCTACGGGCGCTACAGGCGCGACTGGTCCGCAGGGGCCGCAAGGCGAACCGGGTGAGCAAGGGCCGCAAGGTGAGCCAGGTAGTAATTATCCGGTAGCATATCTATACAGATTTATGTTGAAGTCAAACGGCGGAATATTATATATATCGTGCAATTCGCAACAAGCGGTAAAGGCTGGCGACTATGATGATATTATGGATATAATTTATTCGGGCGGTGCAGTAAATGAAGCAACGGCAAATCTTGCGAGTGGATATTACACCACTTCCGAGGCGGTTGCCGCTTATGTTGCTAATGACAATGGTGTAAAAAATTTATACATAGTAGGTAAAGACGGTTCAGCGCATATGGTGCAAAAAGCTGATTTTACAAACGTGAATTTTTATTACAATGTTGTAACGGGAAGATAAAAATATAAAAGGAGAAAGAAAAATGGAAAAGAAAGAAAAAGACGGGCTTATCGCGTTTGATTACAAGAGCGAAAGCGCAAAGGCAACTTACGACAAAGTTATCGTAAAAGCGGACGTGATCACGGACGGGGACAAGGCTAAGGGGATATTTAAGTTCCTTTACAACGGCGCGGAGCTGCCGCAAGAAAGGCGGGAGTTCAACACGGTCATTGACAGGCACGGCGACATTTACGGGCAGATCTACGCCCTCGGCCGCCAGCGTTTAGGCTTTGAAGATCATTACATAGACGAAGAGGGGCAGACGCTCAACGTTAAACCGCAGGTGGTTGTATGAAACAAGAAATTAACTTAACATCATCCACGACGGCAAGGCTCTCCGAAGGGGAGCCTTTTCTCGTGGGCGTAAACGACACTTTAGAGCTTGAATTTTCTTCAACGTATTATTTACTGCTCGATCTCGTTATAAGCCTTAAAAACGGCAATAAGCAAGGCAAATACCGCGTAAAAGACCGTAAGTTTACCGTACCCGAAGAGTTTCTCTTTGCGGGTAAGCTTGAAATCGGTATCGACCTTATTACGCGAGGCGACGTGGCGAAACGTTGGACTGTTGTTCCCGTTATCTTAAAGGAAGCGGAAAGCGGCGTAAAATCCATTGACGAAATAACCGTCTTGCAGGACGAAAGCGCCGAAACAAAGAAACAGCTTGCAGATATAACGGCGAAATACAACGTCTTGGCGGAGAATTTCAACGCGCTTGCAAAAGCGCATAACGAGCTTGCCGAAACTGTTTCGGCAATAAAAGAAAATTATTAAAGGAGTAAAAGAAAATGGAAAACAAGGAAAAAATCAATTTTAGAATTCAAAGAACCGACAACCTCAATGATATTTACGTAGATAACGTTGTAGGTCCTGGAAACGGGCGTCATAGCTATATGATTGTCAAAAAGGATAATCCCGAAGAAGTATTGCTCGAAATCCAATATCAATGCGGCGCGAGGAAAGACGAAAACTCTGTTTCGGGAATATTGGATCAAGACCTCTTGGAAATTGTACGCAATCGGTTGCAGTATTTTCAAAAAGGAGAATATGCTACCCGTGAAAACGCCTGTGCATTGACGCATATAGAAGAAGCGTTGATGTGGATGGCAAAAAGATCGAACGACAGAGCCGAGAGAGGCGTGCTCGGAACTATGAATAAATAAGGAGAAAGGAAAATGGATTGGAATACGATTTATGAGGCGGTGTCGCCTTATCTCGGCACAACGACGATCGCGGCTGGAATAATAGCCGTGTTAACGCTTATATTTAAGTTCGTGTCGTTTATGAAACAGGCGAAGGCGGCGCTTTCGAGCACGGAAAGCGAGGCGATAAAAGCCTTTAAGAAGGCGATCCCCGAAAGTCTTTATCTGCAAGTCGAAACGCTTACGAAAAAGGAACTCACGGCTATTGTTGAGGAAATAAAAACGCTTGTGGACGAGAAGTTTTTGGCGCAGATCAAAGCGAACACCGAACTCACGCAGGCCGTCGCAAAGGCTTTAATGAGCCTGAAAGCTATGCCCGACAGCACTAAGGCCGAAATAGGCAAATTATTGGATATAAAGCCTACGGACACTAAAGAGGCGATGAAGGTAGAGCTTTTGCCGGTTGAGGAAGAAACGAAAGAAAAAACGGCGGCTTATCCGCTTATATAAGGCGGTGAGGATATGAAAAGAAACGGAAAGTCCTGGACTTTTTTTGTCTTGCAAATGATTTTCATGCTGGTAGTTCCCTGCGTCTTTATCTGGGTGCAGTACGGCGATCTTACGTTGAAGTATAAGGTATCGGTAACGGCGATCATGCTCGTATTACTGGTGTTTCTGACATTCAAGAAGATATTTATAAACGGTTGGTTGAAAAAGGTAGACGCGAAGATAATCGGGATAGAAACGAACGCGTTGAGCGTAACAGACCAAAACGCCATACAGACGATGAAACGGTCTTGGCGGAATTGTTCGGTATTGCAGACGTTGTTTTCCGCCATTATCCCGTTGCTATGCTTTATTTTAGCTATCCTTACAATAAAGGTAGTGGAAGAGGGCTTGATAAAATTATTCGGCTGTCTGATGTTTTGTCTGATATCTATCATAGTCGGCTTGATATTTAGGATCGCTGAAATTTACTCAATGAGGACTGTACACGAGGTGAATAAATGAAAAACATACTTGAAACGATTTTGCAGTTTGTATTCTGCATCGTAATGTTTGTATTTACGTTTTTGGTAACGCTCGGAATACGGGCGGATTTCAGTATCCTGGAAACGACGGAATACTGGATACAAGTATCTATCAGTACGGTGTTGATGATTTTCGTATATAATATGATATATATTATCGACCAAAGAAACAGGAGCGCAAACAAAAACAGCCGTTTTTACATTGCCTTCCAAACTGTAAAATTACGTACGGACCAAATCAGTAAAAATCACTTATATGAAAAGTTAGAGCAGGCAGTACAAGACGAAAACGAAGCCCGATACAAAAACGCGTGTAATGCAAAATTGCAAAAACTAACCTCGCGGTTCGGGTATGACGAAATCATAGGCTTAAACGAAGAGGAATTTATGCCGTTCTTAGAAAAATACTTGATACGGGAAAAATCGACGAAACGTTTTTGTAAACTGTTTAAGAAGATAAAAGAGGGCAAGATCAAAATAAGAACGTTACAGGCGGAAAACTTAATGCAGGATAAAGAACTCGGAAAAGCGAACAGTCCTGAAATGCTCGATTATTCCGATAAACAATATGAAACGAAAAGAAACATATTCAAGATAGTGAGTTTTATCGGGACAAGCGTGATCATGTCTGTAATTTCGTTTGTGTTTGCGTATATGAACTTTTGGCAGGCGTTTTTAACAAACACCGTGCTGTTCTTCGGCTCGGCGATATCCGGGTTTTACAGTTCGATAGCGAAAACCAACTTTAAAACGAACATTTACGAAAACCGAAATACTTTTTTTGAACGCCGCTTAGGGATTACGGATAAATTCATTGACAGTTCGGCGGAATAATGGTAAAATATACTTAATTCAAGAGCTTGAAGGGAGATGGTTTGTCCATCTATAATATGACGCTAAAGCCCTATGATCGCAGGACTTGAAGTTAAATTCACTGCCGATATTCCCGATGAATATAGCTTTTTCATTTTTGAAACTCCGCAAACGGAAGCGGAAAAAGTGAAAGCTGAATTAAAGGAAATTAAAGAAAAGCTTGAAAGTCTTTTGGAGGAGAAATGAGAACTAAACAGATAATCGAAATACTCGAAAAGCAACAGCGGGAATTGAATGAGATCAAGAGGTTACTGCGGAGATTTCCGCACCCGCCTAAATTTGAGGTGGGAGATAATGTAAAGGTGATTAAGGGCGCTTTTCTTAATAGCGTTGGTTGGTATGGCGGTAATGTTATTGCAAAAATAACGAAAGTTGAATTCCATAATAATGATATCGGGTACGTTTACACGTTGAAAGACTTAGACGGGAACCAGGTCAGCGCAAATGAGGACGATATTATAGAGATATGACAACATTCAAAATAATTATGCTATCAATTAGCTGTTGTTTATCAATAACATCAATAGTTTTAGCGATTTGGGCGCTGATACTGCGCCGTCAATCTGAAAAACTGCGGCAACGGAGCGAAGAACTACAAACGCGGTTAGAGGAATTAAAAGCGCGTAGAGAAAAGTTAAATGCAGAGCTTGAAGAGCTGAAATGGAAGTCAGAAGAATATGCCGACTATTACGGAAGCTACTACACCTGCGAGAGCGATGAAGATACTCGTTATAGTTAAACGTTTTTTTGTTTTTTCAAGTTTTGCAGTTTCTTCGCGTTGTTTTTGTAATTCTTCTTTTGTTTCGAAATAAAAAGTTTCAACCATATTGTTGTACTGCTTTAAAGTACGAACAATTTCCTGGGTTTGAGCTTCCGAAGCAAGGATTTGCTTTTCAATCATTTTTTGCTCAAAGGCTTGTTTTTGAAAATTTTGTGTGTTTAAAAACATTCTTTCGTTCATATCCATATCACTTCACCTCCGTTTAGGATTATCGCTTTCCCCGACAAGGTAGTCAATGGATACATTAAAGTAACGGGAAAGGATAATTAAACCCGTTAAAGTAGGTTCGGAAACACCTTGTTCATAGCGGATAAGTTGACGAACAGACAAATTGCAATCGTTCGCGACAGTTTGTTGCATTAACTGTTTTTTTGCTCTTAATTCTTTTAATCTTACGGAAAAAATATTCATAATAATTTTTTGAAAAAACACTTGACAAGTGACATACATGTCAAGTATAATAAGAGCGTCAAATGACATAAATGGCATTTGATAATCTTATAAGGAGGTAGAATGACAACATTAAAAAACAGACGAATTGAGTGTAAACTAACGCAAAAGGAAATAGCGAAACAAGCGGGCATATCCGAAAGGCAGTACATAAGGATAGAAAACGGTGAGAGGTTGACTAACATTGTTACAGCCTATCGGATAGCGCGTTGTTTAAACAGTACAATTGACGACTGCTTTTGTGACTATTTTAACTCAATCTGACATTGTTGTCAAGAACAATGCGAAAATTCTACGTAAACATTAAAAAAGAGATGATTTATGCGGAAACGGTGTGGGCGGAGAGTAAGGACATAGCGGAATACAAGGTAATCCGAAATGCGGCTCTCAAAGGCGTAGAGAATTGGAACAGCGGGAAATTAAAGGTATATTCCGAAAAGGAGAACACAAAATGACCGACCTTGAAAGATTGTTAAAACTAATAAAAGACCGTCCTGTCAACGCGGAAATAATGCTTTACGAGAAAGGGCTGTTCGAGGGCGATATAGTAATCACTATAAACAAAACGAAAAGCTTTTTCTTCAACGGTAAAGGGCGCTGCACAGATTTTTATTTATTCGGAAACGCGGACAACCTCGAAGAGGCGTTCGAGGAGTTGGAAAAGGAGTTGGCGGCATGAAAACATTTTACATAGAAGGCACGGAATACGACGTGCCGAGGGACGAGTATCGGGAACAGCTGATTATGAGATTTGCGGCAGACTACGGCATACCGTCGGAGAGAGCGAAAAGGATAATCAGCGATTACGATCTGGCGGATGCGCTGGCGGACAGGTACGACGACGAAATAGGCGATTTTTACGAAGAGGAATGCCGAGAGCAAATGAGGGAGCGCCTATGAACATATACGACATAAAAGAGCGGTACAGAGAGCTTGCGGAAAAACTATGCGAACAAGGCGGCGAGGGAACGGAAGAGGACTTTGCCGAACTGGACGGCATAGACAAAGATTTTACGGAAAAAGCGAACAATTACGCGGGCGTGATCAAAGAGCTTGAAGCCGAGAGCAAGGCGTTAAAGGACGCAGAAAAAAGCTTCAAGGAAAGGGCGGAACGTAAAGCTAAAACGGCGGAGAAACTGCGTGAACGGCTTAAATCGGCTATGGAGCTTATGGACAAGGAAAAAGTCGAAACTATAAACGCGGTAATCAGTTTCAGACGGTCGCAAAGCGTTGAAATCGTGAGCGCAGAGGAAATACCGGAAGAGTTTATAAAAGTGTCGTACGAGGTAGATAAGGCCGCCATAAAAGAGGCATTGAAGAAAGGCGAGAACGTTGCCGGTGCAGTATTGAAAGAAAACAAAAATCTTCAAATTAAATAGGAGAAAGCGGTATGACGGAAAAAGAATTGAAAGAAATTTTGGGGAGGCATAGAAAATGGTTAAGTAAGGAAGAGGGCGCAGAAAGGGCAAACCTCAGCGGCGCAGACCTCGGCGGCGCAGACCTCCGTGGCGCAGACCTCTGCGGCGCAAACCTCAGCGGCGTAAAATATGATGAAAAAACTGCATTTTTTGCGCAATCTTGCCCGGAGGAAGGTGCGTTTATCGGTTTTAAAAAAGCCGGCGGAAAAATCGTCAAACTCTTAATACCTGAAGATGCGAAGCGCTCTTCGGCCACATCGCGTAAATGCCGTTGTTCAAAGGCGACCGTTCTGTCAATTACAAATCTTGACGGAAGCGACGCGGGGATAGAAAGCGTACCGAGCGATAAAATGAGTAATTTTGTTTACAAAATCGGGAAGACGTTAGAAGTCAAAGATTTTGACGAAGACAGATGGAACGAGTGTTCGACGGGTATACATTTTTTCATTACCCGTGATGAGGCGGTAAATTACAATTAAGGAGAAAAGGATATGGAATTTCGGGATTTAACGAGAAAAGAAATCGACGTAAGAGTTGGACAGGTCGGGAACGGTTGGGCAACGCTTTTGCTGTATAAGGACGCGCGGGTGGATATGGACATTCTCGACGAAACAGTAGGGAGCGAAAACTGGCAGCGCCGCCATTACGAGGTCAAAGGAAATATGTATTGCTCGGTCGGCATTAAGTGCGGCGGGGAATGGATCTGGAAAGACGACTGCGGAACGGAGAGCAACACGGAAAAGGAAAAAGGCGAAAGTTCAGACAGCTTTAAGAGAGCGTGCGTGAATTGGGGTATCGGCAGGGAGCTATATACTTCGCCTAAAATATTCGTCGATTGCGAAACAGCGGATAAAAAAATAAAGGATTTAAAAGATTTCAAAGTTTCGGAAATAAGTATCGAGGACAAAGTAATTACGGCATTAAAAATAACTGCGTATAACAAGGCAAGGCGGGCGGAGGAAATAATCTTTAATTGGAAATTAAAGGCCGCGAGTGATACGCTGCAAAAGCCGAAAAGCATTCAGGAAACCAAGCCGCAGGAGGCAGTCGAGCCTATTAAAATGACGTTGGAAGAGGCTAAAAAGTTAAGGACGAGAAGCGGGATAGAACTTGACAAACTGACGAACAAACAGCTCGATGCATTTTTGAATTGTAACCGCGAAACTCATAAAAAAGCGGCCGAGCTGATATTAAAAGAAAGGGAAGCTAAAAGAGCGCAGATGCTGGAAGAAATGGCAGAAGAGGAAGTACCTTGGGAAGAATAACAAACTACAACGAAGCGACATGGCATACGAACAAATTAAACGCTAAGTCGCGTGAATTTATGGAAGAAATAAGGAGCGGGAAATATGATATTCCGCGGGATAAAAAATGCAGAAAAGACAGAAAAAGAAAGGAACGTATATAAGATTTTACACCGCGACGGGCGTGAAGATGGAAATAAAAGCAAAGGAGGAAGAGAATGAGCGGACACAGCAAGCCGACGCAGGCGGCAAGGGTTTTAAGGCACCTGCAAGATTACGGGAGCATATCGAGTTTGGAAGCCATAAGGGAATACGGGATTATGAGGCTGGCGAGCAGGATCTCCGAACTTAAAAAGCGCGGGACGAAGATCGGCGTGAAGATGGAAAAAGGCATAAACCGCTACGGCGAAGAAACGCATTGGGCGGTGTATTACTTAAAGGAGGCGTGAATTGAGAAAACAATCGCAAGGGATAGATTATTTTCCCTTTGAAGTCGATTTTTTCTCGGATAAAAAAAGTAAGGTTTTGAAAGCGCGCTACGGCGCGGACGGAATAACGGTATATCTGTATTTATTGTGCCAGATATACCGAGAAGGGTATTACACAAGGGTCGATAAAGATTTTAAGTTTATGGTATCGGACGATTTGAACATGTCGCCCGACAAGGTAGAGCAGATCATGACATTCTTACTTGAACGGTCGATGTTCGATGAACAGCTTTTCAAGTCGGACGCTGTCTTGACCAGCACCGGAATACAAGAACGGTGGCAAAAGGCGGTAAAGACCCGCGCCTCAAAGACCCCGATAGAAGTTACGGAATATTGGCTTTTGAACGAAGAGCAAACCGTAGCTTTTATAAAACGCACCCTTTTTAAGAATATTTCCGAGAAAAAAACGCTTTCTTCCGAGAAAAAAGACTTTAATTCCGAGAATTATTCGCAAAGGAAAGTAAAGGAAAGTAAAGAAAATAATAAACCCCCAATAGCGCGTGCGCGCGAGGAAGAGTTTCGGACGGCGTTTGACGCGTTCGTGGAAGAGTTCGACATCTTGGTAGACACCTGCGACTGCAGGGTGGGAGAGTTGGACTACGCGAAGCTGCGGGATATTTATTCCAAGTCGAGCAAGTGTCTTAACAGCGAGAAATACGGCAAGTGGATGAAAACGCTTTCATGGATAGTCAAGAGTTACCCGAAAATAATCAACGGGAATTACATAGACGACGCGCCGCCCCGGAAGAAAGACGGAACAATGGATATTTTGAAAAACATGTGGCTCGATGCCAAAAAAGAGGAGGGATAAGGATGAAAGCGGTTTTAATTAGTGTACAGCCGAAATGGTGCGAGTTGATCGCGAGCGGAAAAAAGACGATAGAGGTGCGGAAAACTCGGCCAAAAATAAATATGCCGTTTAAGTGCTATATCTATATGACGGCGACAAAAGAGCGTTGTAGGCATTGGGAATATATAACGGCGTATCAAAATAGAAAGGGAGATATATTGAACGGCAGTCAAAAAGTAATTGGCGAGTTCGTGTGTGATGAAATAATAAAAATTATCGCATATCCAGAAAAAGAGGACACTTTTGCAATAGAGTACGAAAAAGGTCTTGATGCCATGGAACAGTCTTGTTTAAGTATAAAAGAAGCTGAGAAATATGCAAAAGGAAAACCGCTCTACGGCTGGCATATCACCGATATGAAAATCTACGAAAAGCCGAAAAATATAAAAGAATTCCTGAAACCTTGCCCGTATGGAGAATTACCATGCTCAAATTGCCCAAGTTGCGAAAGGGACGAAAACGACAATCTGATACAATGTTTTAATACGGTATCACGTCCGCCGCAATCGTGGTGTTACGTGGAGGAAAGGAAATGACGAAAAAAAGCGTGGTAGAGATGATAACGCGGATAAAAGCGGTGTATCCGTACACGTTCAAGAACGCAACGCAGGAAGAGCTTAAGCTGGCAGTGGACACTTGGCAGGAGGCATTGTCTGACTATCCTGAGGATTTAGTTCAATACGCGTTTAAGAATGCAATAAAGGCATGTAAGATGCCGCCGACGATAGCGGACGTGATCGAGCAGATAGAGAGGGTGCAAGGCGCACGGGACAAATCGGACGGAGAACTGTGGAACGAATACCTAAACCTAATCTACATTGCGAAAGACCTGACAGGCAGATTTCATTACACGGCGAAAGAAGAAGGCAAGACGCAAGGCGAAAGGGCACGGGAGGAACTGCAAGCGGCATTTGAGGGCGTAGACGAGCGTATAAAGGACTTTATTGGCTCGGTCGGGAATTTGGTCGACGTTTGCAAAACGGACGATTTAAGACAGGAAAAAGAACGTTTTTATTTTGGCATAAAGAACTGCCGTAAAAGGATAAAAGCAAAGGCAGAAATACCTGCTGTATTTTTGGAAACAGCGAAAGAAATGAAAATGATAGAGAAAGGAGAAATGGTATGAACAAAGTGTTTTTAATTGCAAATTTAACAAGAGATCCGGAACTGCACGAAACGGCGGGCGGGAAATCGGTATTAAAGTTCGACATCGCGGTTAACAGAGGTTTTAAGGACGCGGACGGGAATTATATCACGGACTTCTTCAACGTGTCAGTGTGGGGCGATAAAGGCGTTAATTGTGCGAAATATTTGTTTAAGGGGAATAAGGTCGGTATTGTAGGCCGCTTGCAAAATAGAACGTATGAGGACAAGAACGGGTACAACAGGACGGTAACGGAAGTGATCGCGGAAGACGTAGAGTTTTTAACGCCGAAGAAAAAGGATATAGAACCCGAAGAGGTTACGAGAGTAAAAAAGACGAGGCCTGAATTAGAGCCGATAGAGGACGACGATTTGCTGTTTTGAGGAGGAAGAATGGACGCATATTACCAGCCGTCGGTGTTCGACGGCACGAGCGCGGGAATGCTCGAACAGAGCCTCCGCCTTATAAAAGAGTTTGAACCAATAGCATTACAACGCAATCCCCGCGGGTATATCGTAGGATATTCGGGCGGCAAGGACAGCGACGTCCTCGTTTCCCTCTTCCGCCACGCCGGCGTGAAATTTATGGTAATGCACAATCACACGACCATTGACGCACCAGAAACGGTATATTACATTCGGAAAAAATTCGCCAAGTGGACAGAGCAGGGAATCCCTTGTAAAATCTACTATCCGGATCAATCGTTTTGGCGGTTGTGCTTACATAAAAAATTTTTGCCGACGCGGAATATGAGATTTTGTTGCAGTGCACTGAAAGAACGCGATGTTCACGAACTAAAATTCGCCGTGCATTCGTTCGGCGTGAGAAAAGCCGAAAGCACGAAAAGAACGAAGTTTCGGGATTCAATTGAACTGCGGGATCATGCGAACTACTCGGATACCCAACGTTTTCATTTCGATAACACAGACGAAGTTAAGCAAACCGACGCTTGTTTTACAAAAAATTATTTATTCATCAATCCATTAGCGTATTGGAGCGACAACTATCTTTGGGAATATATCCGGGCTGAAAATGTAGAAATAAATCCGCTGTATGAACAAGGCTTTTGCCGTGTGGGCTATATCGGCTGCCCTATGGCGGGGAAACACCGCGCAGAAGAATTTAAACGCTGGCCGGCATACGAAAAAATGTATATACGACTTTGTGATAAGATAATCGAGCTTAGAAACGCGCAGGGACTGAAAAACAAATATGGCTTTAAGAGTGGCCGAGAATACTTCGAATATTGGTTATACAACAAACTGCCGCTGGGCGAAACTATATTTGATTTGGAGGATTTTAAATGAGCGAAAGAAGATTTACGATGCGGTTAGAAAACGGAAAAGCGGTATTAGATCCGAGATATATGGCGGGGAGTACGGCGGACATTGTTGAACATCTTGCTAAGCTGGAAGAGAACGCGGAAGAACTTGAATACCGCGCGGAAGTAGCTGAGAGGGCAGTGAAATCTTTAGCGATAAAATATATTGCAAAACTCGGGTATCTTCCCGAAGATGTAAGTATTCTCGCCGGCGAAATTACCGTGCCTGAATTTTTAAGACAGGCTGAAAAAGAACTTAAGGCGGAGGTGAAAGAATGAAAGGCGAAATTTCAAAAAAAGACAAGATAATAGGCGTATTGCTATACATAGGTTTTGTCCTTGTGGTCATGGTTGCAATAGCAATGATTGCGGGGGTAATCTGGGCAAATATTACATATGCCAACGTGCCTGTTGGCGATATTCTGCTGTGGGTTGCGTGGTTGATTTTAAGATAGGTGAAGTGAGGTGAAAGAATGACTGAAATGAAACCGACGCCGTTTATGACGGCAGAAAGCTGGTACATAGACGGAGAAGTGGTATTTATGGAAATTCCGATAGACTGGGGAAAGATAACGGGAGGGAAATAATGAAAACAAAAAATAAAAAAATAAGACAAGGGTGGCAATGTCCTAAATGCGGGGCAATATTATCTCCGGATCAAGGATGTTGTCCGTTTTGCGTACCTTTTGTAATTACATGCGGAATGGAAAACATATTCAAAGATGTAGGTTTATCAATTTTCAAAAGAGACATACCAAAAACAGAGGAAGAAGTAGAGGCGGAAATTAATGAATTATTTCCTATAAATTTGGAGGGAATATTGGAGGGAATACATGATGACGAAAGAAACGAGAAAAAAACTTGAAAACGCGTTTTACGAGTATAAAAAGAATAGAAATATATCTATTTGCGAAACTTTAAACTGCATAGCAAGTAAGCATTTAACGACTAATTACGATAAAATCCCCGTGAAATCTTCGGGAATAAACTGTGCGGAGGATTCTATTATTCGGCTGTTGGACGCAAATACGGAGCGATACAAGTGGTGCAAGGTGGTTGAAAAAACCTTGGAGCGGTTTTACGGCGAGCATAAGGACAGGCTTATAAATGCGAGGTATTTCGAACACAAGGAAGTAAACGTCGTTTCGAGAGAGCTACATATCGACAGAGCAACGTTTTTTCGGTGGCGGGAAGAGATACTGCTGGTAGCGTTGATGTGGGCGCAGGAATACCGATTATTAAGCAACTGTGCGTAAAAAACTTTGAAAAGTCGCAAAAGTTGCGACTTTTTGGTTAAATAACTGTGTTATAATGGTATCGTGAAAGAATATGAAAAGCGGTGCCAAGAGGTATCGCTTTTCTTTTTGACAGAATAAAAGAAAGGTGGTATCATTATGGCGGAAATTAAAGCAAGAGAAAAAGATGAAGAAATAGAAAGTGGTGGTGGCGGAAATAAGAATGCAATAGCTTACGGCCTATTGCAGGGTGCAGGAGTAAATACTTCCGGCTTAACGCCCTCTCAAGCGTGGGAATTAGTGTCCCAACTGAATTTAATGGAAAGCAAACGATGGAAGCGGACGGAAGAGGATAAGAAAGAGATCACAGAAAAAATAAAGCATTGAAAGAGAGCGGGGAAAATATAGAAACCATAAAAAGAGCTGCAGAAAAATACGCCGCGAATGTCATGTTTACTGGGGTGGGGAATACTGCCGCGCTAAAAGACGCTGTCGACGCAATCAACGGGATAATGGAAGAATATGGCTTAAAAAAGTTGAGTTATGAACGCGTTAAAAACTTAGCGAACGGAACAATGGCAAGTGCAAATTCAAGCATTGTGAATATCGGAAGTAGAATATTACGGAATCCGAATGCCGCTTATAGAATATGTACAGAAGATTTTAACAAAAACAATCAAGAATCGATTACCTATACAGAGCGTTTAATTAGAGAAGAGAAAGACGTCGCAAAGAGGGGAAAACTTGAAGAAAGGTTAAAAGATTTAAAAAAACAAGCCGAGTATAACCGCCATAACGTGATTTATAAAGGCGAAGAAGTAAAGTGTGTTATAACGCACGAGATGGGGCATGTATTGGCAGGTCAGAAATTCGGATTTATAAGTGCGGGAAATACGGTTGTAAACACGAAAGGCAAAAATGAACTTATAAACAATTGTTTCAACGAAAGTTTAAAAAACGGGGACATAAAAAAAGTATCGGCATATGCGGCAAAAAATCCCGATGAATTTTTTGCAGAATGTTTTACAATGTATAAAATCGGAAAAGAAAAATTACCGGCAAATATAGAAAAAATGATAAAAGGAGTATTAGGAGAATGAAAAAAATCAACGATGAAGATTTTCTGTTAGGAGAAGAGCCGTTAATAGAAACTTTTGGTAAAGAAGAAATAGAGCGATTAAAACGTGAAGAACCAGAATTATATGCGGCATTGAGAAACAATCCGGCGTTTATGCCATCAGATATTATAAGGGACGAAAAAAAGGAAGAGAAAGAATTTAAAATAAGTAAATCGGAAGAAATTTATAACAATTAAGTAGTTTGAGCATGTTTTTGAATATTGGTTTGAGTATGGTGTAATCCTGAACGGTAGTCAAAATGGAGTTTTAAAGCGTAGCAGTTAATCTGTTGCGCTTTTTTATATTCAAAATGAGGTGGTATATGTGAAGTTAACGGACAGACAGCGCAAGCAGATAAAAGCGGAATATTTAAGCGGAGAAAGTAAAGCGAGCCTTGCGAAAAAGTTTCAAGTATCTCACACGGCAATATCGAAGATATTGAACGACGAAAAAGTTTCAGAAAGTTTCAAAAAACAAATTGAAGAAAACACGCTTTCAATGGCGCAATACCTTAACAGCAGATTAGGCTTGGCGCAAAGTCTTTTAGACGACGCTTTGAAGAGTATCCAGAATAAAATCGAAAAGGCTTCGGTGAAAGAAAACGTGGCTTTAATCAAAGCGTTGATGGAGGCATTTAAAGACGTGGATAAAATTCCAAATGAACAGGAAAAAATAAATTTGGTAATAAACCTGAAAGATACTTCGGGAGAAAATAAAGATGGTTGATGTATGTGAAAAGTATGCGCCTTTATTTGATCCTAAGATAAGTGAGATCGTAGAACCGTCGGGACGATGTTCTGCAAAAACGACGAGTAACGAGATTGCCGCTATTAGCCTTATGATGAAAAGCCGACTAAATAATATTTGGTATTGTAGGGCGGAAACGGGAGATATTCGCCAGACAATATTCAGCAGTTTTATAAGTACCGTTCAGCTAATGGAAGTTGAGCGGTATTTTTCTTGGTCGTTAAGCCCTATACAAATTACATGCACATTGACAGGGGCTATATGTTATTTTTCGGGAATAAACGGAAAAACCGACGATGATTTAACTGCGACGAAGGGATTTACGCCGCTTACAAAAACGCTTGCGATGTGTATATTAGACGAAGCCGACCAGGTCAAGCATTATAACCATATCACCGCGTGGGAGAGCACTGCCGCGCGTTTTTTATTGCCTTACGGGAAAATGGTGTATGCATATAATCCGCCGATGACGCGTTCGCATTGGTCATTTAAGTTTTTCGGGGATAAAGTAACAAACGGGGCTACTAAAATTTTTGCTACATGGTTGGATATCAAAGGAATACTGAACAGTAAAGTCATCGAGATTATCGAGAAGTTCAAGAAAGACGATCCGGAATACTATCGGTATTGGTATTTAGGCGAACCTGTAAATTTCAAAGGCATGGTTTATCCGCAGTTCAGGCGGGAAAAGCACTGCGTCAACGTTTACAAGCTGTTGGCCGAAAGACCGAATGACAGAGTGATCGAGGTGATTTTCGGGCTGGACGAAGGCACGGTCAACGACAGCACCTGCGTTACAGTGCTTGCAATCTTTGCGAGCGGGATTGCCGTAGTGTTGGACTGTTTGGAAATAGATCCGCAGAAGATAGGACAACAATCCCCGGCGCAGACATCCAGACTGCTTGTTAAGTTTCTTACGGAAACGCTGGGAAAATTTGCGTTTCTGCGCTATGTGCCTCGGCGGTGGATTTTCGAATGCGCGGAAGGCGGGCAAATGCTTAGATTGCAATTTAACGAAGATGCAGGGGAAGATACCTATCTTGTTACGAACAAAAGCGTTATGGGCGATATTAAACGCGTTCGGTCAATGTTATCGGAAAATATCTTGTTTTTCCATATGGACAACAATGTAACGACTGAACAGCTCGTAAAGGACATTGAAAATTATGTGTTCGACGAGAAAACAGGGGACATAAAGAAACAGCAACGGGACGATACGATAGACAGTCTCGAATATGCGACGAAATTATATTACAATATGCCGCTATAAATAACGGCAGAAGGAGGATAAATGGCTAATACAGCATTAATAAATGCGCCGTCGAGAAAGATATTTGCACCGTTGTTTAAAGCGCGGTGGCAAAACTGCCAAAATATCGTGAACGACAGCGTTTACATAGATCTTATTCCTGCGGGATATAAGACGTATTATCAGGCGTTTATAAGACAATGGCAACAGTGGGCGCAAGGGTTTGTGCTGCAGCTTCACTCTTCCGATTTCTTTTCAACGGGCATGGGATACACGGTTTGCGACATTATGACGAAAAAATGCATGTCGGGAGGTTTTCGCATTCATTCGAATGATCCTGTTACGAAAGAAATGATGGAGCAGTGGGGGGAGGACAATGACCTTGTAAACACATTAAACAAGATGTTTTTTTTCTCAAACTCGGGCGGAAACTCAATACTTGTCAACACGCCTGTTGGCGGGGACTTATATCCGAGCGTGTATCCTATCAACAGGGCTGTATTTCAGATCGGCAGAACGAAGAAAATTTCGCAAATCCTGCTATTGAACAGGTTTATCGCAGGGGAAACGGTTTATTACGTCAGGGAAATCCGCGTAATGCACAAAGGCAAACCGTATTGGAAAGTAGAGCTGGCGAACGGCACGCTCGTTACCGCGCCGACTTGGAACGGGGGAGAGTTAAAAGCCGTACCTCTTGAAATTTTATCGCAATGGCAATATTGTTACGGCGATTTAAAGCCCGGTATATGGTATAAAATGCCTGAAAAAATGAGAAATCTCGGCTGTTACAACGTGCGGAACAAGTCGGTTGCCGTGGCGTTACAGGATTTACCGGGATATTCCGACAGTACGCTCCATACGGCGCTCGACATACTTTATTCGATAGATTACAACTACACGCAGTCGCAGGTCGATCAGTATCTCGGCCGCGGGCGGACGCTCATCCCCAAACAGTTCGGGATAACAAGGCTTATTAATCAACCCGGAACGCTGGCGGACGGCATGTCGTTCAAAGAGGCCGTGAATTTTAACAAGGCGCCGCTGGACGATACGTTTTACACTGAAATTCCGGACAACAATATTAACGGGGACAAGGTTCAGCCGACGTTTATTCAGCCCGATTTAAGAGGTGATGTGCATAAATACATCCGCGACGCCGATTTAGAGCTGCTTGCGGCAAAGGCCGGGCTTTCTTCGTCGGATTTGGCAAATCATTTGAACGGACACACGAGCGGAACAAAGACCGATGACGAAATAGTCCAGGAAGGCAATACCACAGAAAACAGCGTGAATAATAAGAGAGCGTTAGCGAATACGGCAATAAACGAAATGTTGGCGGATGTGGCTTACTTTTACGGATATTCCGAAGACGTCGATATTCAGTGGGGCAGAGCCGCGGCAAACAGCGCAAGGGAAAACCAGGAACTTATGCAGGACTATCAGGCGGGGACGTTGCCGCTCCGCGAATATCTTAGACGCAGGTGGACGGATTTACGCGAGGAAGATGTGGAAAAGCTTGCTTTAGAGATAGAAGAAGAGCAAAAGAAAAATCAGATAATGTTTGACGAACGCGATTATTTCGGAGAGAACAATGATAATAGCGAACAGGCCGCTGAATATGCAGGCGATAGCGTTGGAGGAAGCGGAAACAGAAATAAGGAGAACAGTCAAGGATGAATATTTTAAACAAACACCCAAGACCGCCTTAGACGAAAAGGTAAAAAAGATTATACGGGAGGCCGTGCAAAATATCGTTATTCCGGCGTTAAGAAATGCGGCAATAAGGAGCCTGTTAAATTTCTATTCCCGCCAATATGCCGAAATAAGGCGTATAAGCGGTGTAAGCGTTGCTATATTGCTTTCGTTGCAAAAGCTTAACGACAGAACTGTTTCGGCGCCTGTAAAGGCGATGGCACGGCGAACGTTGGAATATCACGGCGTACCGAAAATTAATTTATACGGAGTACCTTTACAAAAATATTCGCAAGATTACATAAACGAAAACATTGCGCCTGTAATCGACAGGCTTTCAAAGCAGTTCGCGCTCGATCCCGACGACGTAAGCGGCAGAAACAGTTTGCGGAACCGTGCGGAAATGGAAGTCAGATATAACGACCATTTAGAGCAGATAACGAGCTTAAAGGCGCAGGGCGTTAAACTGGTTATAGCTTCAACACATGCAGACTGTTCGGAGCGTTGCGCGCCGTGGCAGGGGCGGGTTTACAGCCTCGACGGGACGAGCGGAACAACGGACGACGGAAGAAACTACGTGCCGTTAGAAACCGCAACGGACATATTTTATACGACAAAGGCGGGGAAAACCTATAAAAACGGATTGCTCGGCTTTAATTGCCGTCATTATCTTGTTCCGTATAAGTCGGGATATACTTTTCCTAAACCGAATGCGGCAGAAGAACGGCGGCAATACGCTATAACATTGAAACAGCGGCAACTGGAAAGGAATGTTATTAAATGGAAAATCGATGCCGTAGAAAATAAAGGCGTAAATAAAGAACGGTATAATACAGCGCGTAAAAAGGCGCAGGAATGGAATAACGCGTATATAAGGTATTCAATGAAACATCAACGGGCTTACTACCCGTCGAGAACAAAAGTTTTATAAAACAGACAGAGCGGAATCGCCCTGCTTTTTTTATACCCAAAAAGGAGGACAATCAAATGTTTGGTTGGCGAAAGAAAAAAGAAAAAGGAGAAGGTGAAATGACGGTTGACGAAAAGGAAATCGAAAAGGCAAAGAAGGACATTGCCGAAAAAGGCGAAAATTCCCAGACCGAACGAGATCGGATAGACGAAAGCGTTGCCGCACAGGAACGTGAGAGCGGCAATGAAAACAGTCAGACGGCGAAAGATCGGATAGACGAATCGGAAGGTGCGGAAAAAGCGGACAAAGAACGCGAAGAGAAGAGCGAAACACACGAAGAACGGCATGAAGAACGCGCGGAGGATATAAAGGAATTAATCCGCAGCGCCGTGTCGGAAGCCGTAAAAGACGCGGTCGTTCCGATGATAGCTTCAGAGGTACAGAAAGCCTTTGGAGAAAGGGACAGATCCGCAACGGAAGCAAGTGAAGCGGAAGCGAAAGAGCTTTCCAAAATCGAAAAAATTTATAACTAAACGGAGGAATTAAAAAATGAACGTAATTAACACTTATGGCGTCGCAAGCAAATTCACGACGTCGGCGCTCCTTGGCTTGGGAGCTACGCAGGAAGATGCAAACGGCAGATTTTATCTTGATGGCACTATGGTGAATGTAGAACTTTCCCGTGTAATTGCGGAAGCGATCTACATTCAGGAAATTTTCAGGGAAGGGCAGTCGGTAACGGGCGCTTATACTACTTCCCCGACGAGAAACGGCGCGGTCAGAGTAATGCTCGATTCGCTTTTGCCCTTCAATTCGCGTACTACCTCTTTCGGCGGTCGTGAAGGTACGGACGGCAACGGCGGGGCTATTAACATTAATCCGCCGCTTATGCCTGCAAATGACGAGTTTATCGTTTATCTCAACCAGGTCAACGACCAGATGATGATATTCCCCGACTTGTCGAGAGAATACATCCCGATGGATATCATGGCGAAAAAGATTGCGGCGTATTCGAACCGCGTCGCTATGGACAGATCGGCGTCCACGCTTGCGGAAATTATCCTTTACGCGTTTTTCCGTTCGCTCAATGACGGCAATAACCTCGTAAACGAAGGGGATTTGACGCAGGAAAACGCATATGCCGATCTTATCAACAATCTGAACGCTTTGCTCGATAACGGCGACCCCGCAAGGTCGGCGTTGACTTTCCCGACGGAAGGGCGCACGATTATCGGCCGTCCGAGATTTATCAACAATCTTTTCAGCAGAAAATCTGGCGTGATTATGCTCGGCGGCGATATGGCGCAGGAAATGCTGAAAAATTACGACCTCGACGTCAGAATGGCAGACAGAAACTTCGTCGGTACGGGATATAAAGGCTATGCGATGCAGTTCCATTATCAGAGCGCGCCCGATTATATTTGGACGCTTGCGGAAAAATACGGCAAGCTTCCCGCGGGGGCTTTGGATAATGTGGATGCAATCGCCGTATCTTTCGACGCGACGGCGAAAGCGACGGGCGTAGACCTCGGCGTGAAAGTCATCGACGCGCAGATGGTCAGAGGTTCGCTCGCGCAGCCTCTCAATATGTGGGGACACGAAGCGTTCCGTAAATCGTATGTAATCGGCAAATCGACTTTGACGAACGATTATCTCACTACCACGCTGGGACTTTCGGCGGATGTGAGAAGATATCCCGTCGCTCCGAAGGAGGCAAATGCGGAAGATAAGATTTCCGTGCCTATCTACGACGAGAACGAAACCATTATCGGATATAAACAAATTGCTTCCGTGCCTCGTCCGAACGGCGATAACATCAAATCGGGCTTGCCGCAAGTCGTTGACGTACAGGCCAACCCGAAAAGCGGAGCGGTCGCTACGAGCTCTAAAGTTACGTTAACTTCCGCAACGAGCGGCGCAGAAATCTATTACACCACGGACGGGACCGATCCGACCTCGGCTTCGACGAAATACACCGACCAAATCACTATATCGGCTGCTACGACCATCAAGGCGTTTGCGGTTAAGGCCGGTTATGTTCCCTCGAACATCACTACGTTTACGTATACCATTAAAGCGTAATCTCCTTGTAGGCTTTTTAAGGGGCTTGAGCCTGTCAAACCCCTTTCCATTATAAAATTTATCAGGAGAGAATTATGACGAAATATCCTTACAACGACGAAAAAATGGAGTTCGATGAAGTCTTGTGTCAATATATTTTGACGAATGACGCTCTTTTGGAAAACGGAATAAATGTGAGGGATGAATTAGACGATACGCCTTATTCCGCAACGGTAAACCGATCTTTTAGAAAACGCGTAAGCCGTAGAGTTTATAATTTTATCCATAAACATAACTACGACAATAAAGAACAAGATTACTTGATCGCAACTATCCCTAAAATGAGAGATATTATCTTCGAAGCGTTGCAGTCCCAGGCTCTTTATATGTGGATAAACGGCGATCTGGGATTACTGCCGAAAAAAGACGAAGCGATAAAATCAAGCGTTTGCGTGGATTGTGAAGATACATTGAACACTTGTTTGCCCGAATTAGGAGGACACAGTATTCTATACTGCGGTATTTGTTGATGGATATTAGAGATATATTGAACCCGACGAAAAGCAAGTTTACCTTTACGGGCAGTTATTACGACGAAGAGTTTGAAGAGGGGAAACACCCCGTCCGAAAAGCTATCCGATATAAGTTCGAAAACCCGCACAGCACCACATACCGCACGTTGTTTTCGACCGTACAGAGTTTCGATTCTACCACGACGGCAATCAGAACGAATACGAACGTCGGCTTTAAGCCTGGCGGTTGTGTAGTGCTTCAGAGCGGCGAAATGTATGTTATCGAAGATATAGTCAAGGACTATAATACCGCGCCGCAACAGGTGTTCAGGCTCGGTAATTGCAGCGCGGGCATAGAATACGTTCTTCGGCTTGTGAAACGGGATAACCCCTGGGGTGTGAAATGACGGCGGAAGAGGTGAAAAACATCGTCCTCGAAACGGTGGAAGAAATGCGGCCGTATTTCGTTCCTAACCCTCGCACAAGAGGAAAAACAAGCACGGGAAATATGGCTTTTAATTCATTGCGAAAAGATGTCATTTACAAAGAAAACGAGATCCATATTAAAATTTGGATGAATGAAAAAATCGCGCCATACGTCGTTTATACGAATGAGCCGTGGCTTTCGCCGTATTGGAACGGAAAACAAAACCCGAACGAGGGTTGGTGGGATAAATTTGTAAAAGAATTAAACGAACGAATAGCGAGGAAATTGGGCGGGGAAATCGAACTCGCAGAAAATTTGGGAGAGAAAAAATGATTGAATTAAGCACGATAGCGGAAATGTTTGAAACAGGCTTGAACGCCGCATTGACGGATAAAAATCTTCAATTCAAAATATGGAGCGATTTAGGCGAGTATATTCCGCCTGAAAGAACGGGAAATTCTGTTCAGTACACATTGCTTGGCAGTTTGACCGCTACATCAAGCGCAAATACTACCGCAAGCGGCGGCCTCGTGCTCGGAATGCAGTCTATGACGCTTGAATTTAGAATACCGCAGCTTGTTCCCAGGACAACGCCGGATACCGCGCAGAGAGGCGGATATAAGTTCGTAAAATACATACGAAAATTACTGGATAATTACTTTGACGCCAACAAAGTTTTTGGTTTGACGGACAATGGCGTTACGTATCGTGTAAGCATGGCTTACGGTACGGCAATTAGCGGGATACCCGGTATCGATTCGCCTCTGGGCAAAAGCTATGGTTTATCCGTATATATTACAATGCTTTACGGCGAAAACGGGATAAATTCAAGGGATATAACCATTCAGTTTGACGGCGTTCCTATCAACTTTGAAACAGCTAATCCCTCTCGCGCAGCTACGGTGTCAACCGATATTTATGCGGGAAATTCAACTGCAAAAAACATAGTAACTTCGACGGCGTTTTCGATAGATTGCACTATCCCCAGTACGACGAACGAAGTTACCGCGCAGTTCCTTTCGTATTTACTGAACGGCGCGCCGAATACGGCGCATTTCGTCAAGGTAAATTGGGGCGGGGTTGATGAAAAAATATTTTTAATGACACAGAAAGATATAAGCGCAAGTATTTCGGGCGTTGAAATTGCAGGGCTGACAATGCCATTGATCGAAGTAGCGGACAATGTTGAAATGATGAATTACCCCGCTTCGTTCTTTGTCGCAAAGATAAGGCTGACAAGCGATAACCCGGCCGTATTGGTTACGCAATCCGATTGCATTTATTACTTTGCGGGAGAAATAGCCGAGGCTTCGGGCGGATCGCAGATTGTAAAAATGCCGCGGCAGGAGGATATGGTTTATGACGAAGCAACGGATACTTACAGCGCCTACTTTATCTCTACGCGCCCCGTAAGTGCGGGAAGTTCTTTTACCGAAATAACGATTGTGCAGGAGGGGGAAAATGCCTGATACGGGAAAATATGTAACAACTATCATAATTAAAACGGAGGGCGGCTCCAAAAGCCCTGTTTCGGGCTCTAAAAAAACAGATGAGGAAAAATATCAGGAAAAATGGAATAACAGCCTTGAAAAGGGCTTGAAAGGTTTGGTATCCTATTCTGCCGTTTCGTCTACTGCCGACAATCTTATTACTTACGAAATAAATCAAGTGGAATTGAGAACGGGTGCCCGCGAAATGGAGCAGAGAATGCAGACGGTTTATAATTTCGGGAAAAAAGCCTTAAATACCACCGTGGCATTGGGAATAGGTCTTGCTACGGGAAATTTTCCTCTCGTTGCGATCGGCGCCGTTACGTCTGTATTCAACAGCGCGATATCGATTGCCCAAAAACAACGGACTATCGATACTCAACAAACCGTCGAAAACGTTTCTATCAATATGCAGAATGAAAGAGCTGGCGTACAGGGAAGAAGAGGGACTACGCAATAAAAAAGGACGATTTTTAATCGTCCTTTCCTATTAAACCATAGATTTAAGAGCTTCTTGCAAAACGGCGGAAAAATTTATGTGTTTTTCTTCCGCTTTGCGGTTTAACCATAACGGAATTGTGCAGTTCTTGCGAACGGTGCGGTTATCTTCCTTTATCCTGAACTCGTTAAAATCTATATCGACTAATGCGACCATATCAGAGGGGGCGCAAGCGGGTTTTAACGTTTTCGGTTTAGGTATAGGAAGTTTTAAATCTTGTTGCGATATTCCCCAAAGCCCTATGGCCTCGCGCGCCATATCGATAGCTTCGGGAAGGGATTTGCCTT